ATGACCACTCACATTTCTGTTGAAACCCTATCCCCAATCACGCATAAAAACACTCCAGTTATAACTACTGAGTTATTGGCAAAACTGTATGGCACCGACACCAATAACATAAAAGTAAACTACACTCGGAACGCCGATAGATTTATTTGTGGTAAACACTACTTCAAGCTGGAGGGCGCTGCTCTAAGGGAGTTTAAGGACAAGGTTACTCAAAGTAACTTAGTCGCATCAAGAGCTAAGCACCTAATACTTTGGACGGAACGCGGCGCTGCCAGACACGCAAAAATGCTGGAAACAGATCAGGCGTGGGAAGTATTTGAGAAGCTGGAAGATTGCTATTTCAGCCAGAAAGAAAATGGCCAAGAAGTAGCTCCAGTAAAACTACAAACTCATACGATCACTCTGTCAGACGAAGAGTTCTGTTCTCTGTGCTATCTATGGAGTACGGCAGATAAGATGCGAACCGATGCTAGGAAGATATACCCCATACTGGTAGACCTTGGGTCAAAGTATGCTGGTCGCTTTTACGATATTGGATACGAGTTCAACTACACGCTAAACAATGCGCAGAAAGCCCTAGCGCGTGAATCAATGCGCATTGAGAATCAGCAGCGTATCTCGCAGAACTGGCAGCGCATACTCCCATATCTTCGGGATATTAAGCATTAACCAAACCCGATGGTGCCCTCATAAGTGAGGGTACCATGCGATCAATAGCTGATATATCTAACACTCTCTGTTAGAATTTATCAAATCACAAACAATATTAACAACGAGATTGAAATGGGATTTAGATTTGATATAAATGGCCTAAGATGTTTAGCTGTGGTTATGGTTGTCTTGTTTCATTTTAAAGTTCCTTACTTTAGCGGTGGTTTTGCTGGGGTGGATATATTTTTTGTTATATCTGGCTTTCTAATGGCTAAGATATATACAAAAAGAATAGACTCTGGAATATCCGGTGTGTTTTCTTTCTATAAGGATAGATTCGATAGGATATATCCAGCTTTAATTTCAGTTACATTCATTTGTTTTGTTTTTATTTACATAACACAAATGTCTTTTGTAACGGTGGATTTTTTTAATGAAGCCAAATATGCATTATCATTTACATCAAATATATTTTATCAACTGAATTCCGGATATTTTGATGTTTCGTCAGAAAATAGATGGCTTCTCCACACTTGGTCTTTATCTGTAGAATGGCAGTTCTATCTAATTTTCCCAGTTATAACATTGTTATTTTGCTATATTTTTAAAAAAACATACATCCCAATTCTATACTTTGTAATATTTTTAATTTCAATTTTTGTGTGTTTATATCTATATAAAAATAATCAAAACTATGCTTTTTACAGCGTGCAATCTAGAGCTTGGGAAATGATACTTGGGGCTCTTATTTCATCAATACCAGAGCCTAGAAAAGTTTTAAAGAAGCCATTTGAGTATCTAGGAATTGGGTTAATATTATACTCAATGATATACATAGCTAACTCTGAGTATTGGCCAAACGAGAGGACTCTAGCTCCAGTTCTAGGAGCTGCTTTGGTTATATACTCAAGCATTGATAATGAAAAAAGCATTCTTAGAAATAGATACTTCCAATTTATAGGTAATATTTCATATTCATTATACCTATGGCATTGGCCTATTGCTGCATATTTAAATAATAAAAACGAGCACCATACGCCAATTCACTTAATGATGTATATTTTTATTTCTTTTTTACTTGCCTATTTATCATATAGATATGTTGAGAGATGGAGCAAGAAGAATACTATAAGGCTGGCATGCTCTTCAATTTTATTATTCCTATTGATGTACGTAGCATCAAGTTTGGAGAAATCAAAAATTGACACGCTTTATTCCTATAAGTTATATGGAGTGTCTAGAGAGGCAGATTCTCAATTTGGCAGATTCCCAAACATCTGTTTTTTGACAAGTAACAATAGTAACTTTTCTGAATTCAATAAGGAGAAATGTCTTCCGTATGATGCTAGTGGAAGTAATGTTCTTTTGATTGGTGATAGCCATGCCGCAGACTTATCTACTGCGCTAAGGAATAAATATAACTCATATAATTTCTTACAGGCCACTGCTTCAGGGTGTTATCCTTGGATTGGAACAAAAGGGGTTGCGAGATGTAATGATATGATGAGCTATATGTATAATGACTACATTAAAAACAAAAAATTCGATCTTATTATTGTTTCGGCTTACTGGTTCATGGCAGGTGAGAAAAATAGCATTGCAGGATTAAATTATATTAAGAGTACCTTACTTAATCATACAAATAGACTGATTATTATTGGACAGTCTGATGTGTACTCATCTCCATTCTATGAAGTAGCAATGTCTAAAAATAAAAATGAATACATATCCATGCAAGACTCAAAAGCACGTGAGTTTAATAAAAAAATAAAGGAACACGCTCAAAGAATTGGACTTGAATACGTAGATATATACAATGCCATTGGTGTTGATGACATGCTCTCTAAAAGCGGAGATCCATACATGTTTGATAAAAATCACTTTACTAAATATGGTGCTAATAAACTAATAGAGAGCATTAAGTTAGATTAAAAAATCAGGCTAAGCAGAATGTTACTCGGTTTAGCCTGTATGATCTGCCTGATTAGCTGATAAGATAAACTCTAGATCTGCCAATGAACCAGTACTATTGTATGTGCTAACTGTCCATTGGTAGTTTGAGTTTCTTGCTATGCTAGCGTATCTACCTGATCCACCAAGCATTGTAATATTTGGCATGGCTAGTGACATGTTCATTGGGAAGTTTACAGTATAGGTACCAGTCGATGATCTAATTACTACTGAATTAATTCCTTGAATATACGCACCATTAGCAGCAACCCAACAACTTGCTAATGGGGAATTAGGAATTATATGCTGTATTTTACCAGATAACCCATACGGAATTGATGCAGAGTATGTGTTATTGTAGTCATAGAATTTTAGATGACCTTCACCAAATTTTGAAAAACCAACGAATTCAACATCTTTATATGAATCACCGAAGCTTCCAGCCTTAAAGAATCCATTCCCTTGCATATCTAACGTTATAACCACACCATTCCCAAGATCAGTTTGATTGGTACTAACCACGACCCTAGATGCTGTTGTTTCTGCTGTTTTATTGAAATTAGTATTTTTTATGCTTAATTTTTGGCTTAAGTTTCTATTTATATAAAAGTTTATATCTCTTCCTGTGTTTTTTTCAAAATAACAACATTCAACATTAGCTGAAACCATCCCAGCACCACCTACTTGTGCTAACTGCACACAACTATTGAAATCAATTTGTGTTCCATTTGCATATGATTTACCTCCATTTCCCTCAAATGAACATGCTGTTATTAACCATGAATGAGAATGTTGAAGTTCAATGCAAAACTGGGCGTTATTTACAAAATCAACTCTATTTATTGACACTAAGTTTGCTCCGGTTGTTTCCCCTAGCCTGCCATGCATTGCAGATATACACTCATAGAGTCTAAGTGTATCCATAGTTATATAAAGTGTATCAGTGAAATTTACGCCAACGTTGAAGTTTCCAATAGAAACTCTACGCCAGTCTAGCCTAATTACTTTATTAAATTTTATTCCATAACCAGCCCAGTCAGCCGTTGTACCATCAGAATTAACAGATTTAATCGCAAAATCATTAACATAGAATGAAGAGTCAACAGATAGAGAACCTTCAAACGTTAAACCAAATGCTGTAGATGTTGTTGACTGCGCATTAATATATATTAATGATTCTTTTTCACTGCTACCTCTGAAGTAACGTACCTTTCCGCCATCTCGTTGGTGCATTGGGATGCTTATGGGGGAGTTGATAATTATTGGATTTGCGGGTAATGAAACTCCATATCCACGCTCGGCAGCCATGGCCACCATTTTTTTTATAGATGCAGTTCCATCAATAATTTCTGATGTTGGGTTTCCAGAAAGTCCATACATCGAGCCATTTATTTCATCAACACCGACTCTTACCCAGCACCCGCTACCTGCTTGTTCAGAACCTGCATTTATAAATCCTGAAATATCAGATTCGCCACTATAAACAGCGGTTGGAGAAATAATTACACCTCCATCATGTTTATTTCTAGGAATTGACTCATCATAATAGAAATACCCACCACCCAATTCACCAGACTGGTACCATGACTTCAGTTTTACCTTTTCTCCGTTATAACCAACCATTCCATAAAATTCAGAGATTGAAAGCAGCTCTCCAATCAGAGAATATCCTTTTTTATCTGCCAACTCCGTTCGAAGAACTGCATCACCGATGCTTAGCCACGCTCCAGCACCGATTCCACCAGTTGATTCAGGGGTTGATGCTGCCGGAACTTCCTTAGAAAATGTTCCAGTCCAGTAATACCAACTTTTACTATTATCATCCCAGATGAAGTCCCTTTCAGACTCTAAGGTGGCGCCATTAAGGAACGTGCTCTTGCCGTCAATGAGATATTCAACTTTGTCGTTTACATCTTCAACCGATGGCACACCAAGATTAGCTCTGGCTTGTTCAGCATTCTCAAGTTCTGATAGGTTGTTTTTCGCCCTCAAGAAGTGGGTAATTGGCAATCGCTGATCTGTTTCGTTCTGGTTAACTAGCAGTACTGCGGAATCAATCGTATCTGTTGCTTCAGGTAGCTGTGTGAGTTTTACTTTTTGTTCTGCCATTATGCGGTCCTATACCAGCCAGCGAGTTTAATAAATGAGTTGGTTATATTTGCTTGAACTCCAGAACCTGATGTTCCTGTGTTTCCTTTCACATCATGCAGGTGAGCGCCAATGTCTACCTGATGCGCATGATCACCAGCAGAGTCTGTATTCTGGCTACCCCAAGAACCTGTAGAGCCACCAGAAACCGCCCTACTATTTGGGTTTAGGCGCATGATGTTCTGCATTGAATGAACGTGGGAACCAGCGTTATGTGTAGGCTTTGAGCCATAATCAAACTGGCTAGTTTTCAGGTCTATTGGGTGATAGTGTTGGGGTAGGTTAGCCTCAGCAAGCGTCAGATTGTCGCTACCACCGGTCTGTAGAACGTCGCTGCCTGTCGCATTTGCCAAGCGGATTGTTCTCCCGTTACCGGGTAATCTAGCCCACGTAGAGCCAGCCCAAATTGTGTTTGGATTTACATCATTAGCGAACCATTCAACCTTACCGATTGGATATCGAATGTTGAACATTGCGTTTAGCAATACTTCTACAGTGATAGAGCGATCATTCCCGCTCTGATTGATATGCAACAAGTCTCCTTCATCAGCGCCAGAGGCAGATGAAAGGTCTGTTAGGTACTTAAGTGTAATATCCGCCATCAAGCCCCCTCGAGCGCTGCAATGCGAGCATTGAGATCTGCTATCTGCGCGTACATGTCATTAAGCAAAGTGTTCAAATGATTGGCGGCTAACTTGCTGCCAGCTGAAATGGAACCATCTGGCATGCGAACCGGAGGAACAAATCCTTTATCAAGGATTTCATCTGGAATAGGCTCTTTATTGGATTGTCCGTCAGGGTAGGTAACATCGGTGTTAGCAAAAGAGGTTATAACCATTAATTACTCACTTAGGCATCGCGCCACATAGCATTGACCCTGTGACGCCATAGTCACGGGAAAAAATAAGAAGGTAGTCGTCGTCGGCTACGCCGAGATATGATCCGTTGACTTCGAGAACACCGGATACCGAGCCAGCAGCGTCAAGATAAGAGCCACTAATAAAAACCGAACCACGATTAAGGCCTAACGCAGTATCATCGCCAACTTGCATTGCTGTATTGGATCCAACCTGAAGCGCCTGTCCGGAGGAAATATCTATCCCAGCCAATGAAAATCCATTTAGACCGTAATCATGAGTCGAGTAAGCCCTCACCCCTGCAACAGAAGCGTGATCGACGATAGCGTTGATGTTTTCTGGTACGTATGGCCCTGTTGCATGCACACTGAATGCTGCTGGTGATAGTTCGACGAGCTCTACATCCGTACTTGAAGTGGTTGTCGCTGTTACAACCATTACGTTATCTGGAGTACCGCTAAATGCAGTGGCTAACTTTGCCTGCATAATTGCGCGTCTGTAGTCATCATCAGACCGACCATCACGCCCAACATCGACGTATTCACCAAACCTATCAAGCTCAATCCCATGCGCGTTATAGATGCTATACGTCAAATAAACGTACTTGGATCTAGCTTCAATCTCAGGGTGTTGTATTCCCACAGCGGAAAATAACTCTGGAACCTGATCCCCCTTCTTTAGCCAATTTGTCGGTCTTTCCCGTATTAAGGCGAGGAAATCTACATCAAGCCAATCAGACACCGGAGACCTCCACATTTGCAGTAGAGAATGATGCGAATGAATTTTCTGGAATCGAAATGTTTGTTTCTGCAAATGTCGTTCCGTCAGAGCTTACTGTTACAGTCATCTTTCCAATTCCTGTCGTATTGGCGTAGATATATCCGTAAATACGCTGAGTGATCACATCATCGCCAAGCCCTAAAGTTGCGCCATAAGCAACTACACCTTGCTTGATTGCATCGACAACGGCAGATGGTAATGGCTCTTCAGTATCAAGGAGCACCACATCAACCTTCACATAAATATCTATCTCAGTAGGACGTGAAAAATTGACGAGATGTGGCCTTTGGTAGCGGTCGTATACAGTAATTGAGATTGCTCCGTAGGTAGCAATTCCTGCACCTTTGTATTTCCAGATTGCATCAGCAATATCTTGCTCAAGCCCTCCTGATACGATGGTATGAATTGCCTTTGGCGGAATGCTCTCGACAGTGGCCATCGTGTCGTTCTCAATGACCTTGGCTAGGGTAACGCCATTAACCTCGGTGATTAGCCGCGTTTCAATTGCTGGAACAGTTGCCGCGCCACCCGATGACGAACGGCTTTGATATAAACGTTGCCGGTAGTCAGTATCTGATTCACGATCTGAGCCTGTAGCGCCTTGGACAAGGTTATTTACAGCCGTCCATCCAGTGATGGCGCTTACCGGATTATTCAAACCACCTACAGGAACGACAATTGGCCCAGCCTCCGTCGCTTCAAAGATGGCCGGAGATCCAATTAGCTGCCAAGAGAGTCCAGAACTTAATGACACAGAGTAACCTTCAATGAGATTTTCCGATGTCATACGGATAACGGAACCATTTGCAGTTGCAGAGTACTGGCTTGTAGCACCAACCACCGCCGCCAGACCGCTTGCTATGCTGTTAACGGTGTCGCCGCTGATTTTGGTGTACACACAATCTACCCCAGCAATCCGAATGGTATAGGTCGATTGTGTGTTGTTGCTCACGCGAACCTCACCATCGAGCAGAGTTGATCTTGTAATCGATGCATCAGATGTCAGGCGAAACTGATAATTACCAAATGAAGCAATGGAACCTGCCGGAACAAGTCGTGACTCAGATCCATAAATAACGGCGTTCACTTTTGTCGTGGTTTTACCGTGACGAGTAATTCCGCCCATCCAGTCGCCAAGAGCATCAAGCGCGAAACCTTCAGCCGAAGCCAGAAATCGGCTAGACCACAACTCTTCTTCTGTTTCAAAGTGAATTGCGTTTTGCTCGGCCTCAATACCGATCCACTGTCCGGTGGTCGAATCAGCCTCCCTGTTAATCGGTCCGACGACCGTTTCCATTGCATCACCGATTTCTTGAACCATCTCCGGTAACGTCGGCTTATCAAAGCCTGTAGCAGTAATGTAATCAGCCATAATCACCTTATTTCAGGCATAAAAAAGCCCCGCACAGTGGCGAGGCATATTGAGTGGTGGGTTATCAGGGGTACTGAACCAACCCGTAATCTGTATTAGCAGTAAAATCGATACTTAGTTTACGGTTCTCGCGATCAAACTTGTAAGAGAACTCGACAATCCCTGTAACACCATCTACAGCTAGAATCTCTGCTCTTATCGCTGATAGCGCCCCATTAAGTGTAACTTGCTTGCCAAGCACGTCCTGCAAATATGGTGTGCCGAATTCACTATCAAGAAACCATTCCCCTCGCCACAGGTTGAGCCTGAACTCAATCTGCTGTCTGACACGCTCGGCACCATCCACAAACTGTAAAAGGCCATTAGTGAATACAATTTTGTTGTCGGTTATTCTGAAATCGATCATTAGTTTTCTGGCCCCCCTGTTGTTCCACCGCTATCCCCTGGATGTTTATGTGTGGCAATCTTGATGCCATTAATCACTACATCGCCAGTTACATTCATAGTCCCAGTAATACTTGCCACTGAACCAACTCCGCCAGAACCGGTCATTCCACCTTGATATGTGAACATATTTTCAACGGTCATTTGTCCCTTAACGGTGTGAAGTGGAGTTGTTTCCTCTACTCCGCCCGGCGCATTTATCGTTATTTTTCCATTGGCATCTATAGCTATAAATGCATCACCATGATACATGCGCATATCGTCATTACCCGGAACCGCATCACTATAGCCAGCTCCCGGTATTACGTAAGAATCGATTATGTCGAAACGGCGAGTATCATCACTACCATCTATTGCCTGCTGACAAACAATCAAGAAACACTGATCACCGGCCATAACCGGCCCCTTAATGCCAGCTTGACCACCGGCGAATTGTGGCCAGATCATTCGAAGGTCGCTTAAGACTGGATAAGCGTTCGCATCACCATCTGAGTATATTTTCTCCCCATCTGGCTTTACGGTTACCCTTCCGGCGTTATAACTAACGACTGTACACGGCAATGCAGTGTTAACCGTGTCCATTTCAGTGCTTACGAGCCGTCTTAACGCTTCAACCACATCACTGTTATCAGCCATTAAATGAACCTCAATAGAGCCTCTACGCTCCATTCCTGCCCATGTGTATCACCACTATAACGAGCCTCTTCCACACGAAAGAACTCACCATCAATCCCGCGCGATTTCACCTGCACATAAGCGCCCGGATAAATCGCCGGATTAAGTAGTGATTTCACCCTGTAGCCCTGCACCTCAAGAGTCACTCTGTCCTTCAGCTTCGCGGTGGGGTCTTCGACATCAACAACAGTACGCACAATCCCTTTTTGACCGTACTTAATTCCCTGTTTGGCTGCGGTCTTCTCGGTCATCGTCTTTGCTTCGCGTCGTGGGTATCCAATCATCCCAGTGTCTTTCGACAGAACAACCGCCGTATCTGCGTAAACTCCGCCCTTCTTGATGATCTGAATTTCCCCATCCTGTGCGCTCCACTCAATCCCAAGATAGTTACAAACTCTATCCATAGCATCACGCACCCTACCGTTATAGGCGAATCCTCCTACATACTGCTTATCCTGTACCTTGCTAATGCTTTTCTTAATGGGTAATCCAAAGTTTTTGGCAACGCCATCAAGTACCGTCATCGCAGAGGTATTTGGGGGGAATGAAACACTGATCTTCGCGTCACGAAGAGGAATAACGCTATCTAGCAGCTCCATTTCTGTAATTGTGTCTGGACCGTCCTGATAGGTTAGGCTGCGGCAATTGGTTCCCGTGAATATGGTGATTGCCCCAATATCTTTTACGTAGCCAGCTTTGATGATGACGATATTATTAATCGTCTCAAGCATGGTGATCGTGCTAGGGGCTGCATTGTAGATTTTAAGAGAGGCTTGATTGGCTGTTTTGCTGGCAGTTTTTGTGATGTCGAATTCAAATCGCAGGTCTTTAATGCTAACGGCATCGCCTTGTGGCTGACCAACAACTATCTCACCCGTTCGTAGAAATAAACTCATTTATCTCTTCCTTAGAGGCATAGAGCAAAAGGTGATCTCCACCAATGGAGTCAATATCTGGTCTGGTTTTCTCGCCATAGGTACGAATGAAATACAGATCGCCAGTAAAGTTATCGAGACTAAAGTTCTTTAGTAATGGGTAATTCTGAACAAGCTTTACTCCAGTTATGATGGGAACAGACTCACGATCATAAATACCCAACGACCAGAATCCGAACCTCTCATTCCATCGCAACCTTAGAGATACAGGAGTGTCATCAAACACAGCCTGAAGCGTCTGGTCAGTAAACCCTGCTTGAAAGTTTAATGGGGTCATTACGTAACACCGCCTATAATTTTACCTAGATAATCACCCAGCTTTCCGCTCGCCCCTGATAAGCCATCAGATGCCTGTTTGAGAATTGAACCAGTATTTTTACCGTTATCCTTAGTGGGAGTCGCTCGATTAGCTGTTGCCGGATCTGATGAGTTGGATGTTCCCGCTTTAGAAGTCCCAGACGTCCCACTATCCGATTTTTTTACTCCAACTCCTGGTGGAAGTTCAGTGGTTGCAGTGCTAACGATATTGCATTGAACGGCATCTATAGTGAAGTTAACCGCATCCCCATCGCCAGCTCTACGAGGTATATTTATTGCTTGAAGAAGCATGTTCTCGTAGGTGTAATTTTTGGTATAGATGGTGACTAATTCGTTAGATTGGTAAAGAGAATCCAGTAGCTTGATTGCCGTATTAACCCTATCCTCACCTGAAAACCCGCTAGCTAAGGCATTTGATAGTTGTGTTAAAACACCTGTTACCGGCGCATTGCTGATCATGCCAGCAACCGTGAGCTTTCTTGGCTGCCTGATAATATGGTCAGATATCGGTGAACCATTCTCTACAGGGTTCATTGTTACATCACGATTCCACTCGTGTGTCTCCTGATCTAACGTGTCGAATTCTAGATTGCCGATAGACGGGTCATTAAGTCGGAATGTACTGTCGCCCGATGTATTCCATAGAAAGCCAAGCACATCAGTCGCCATGCTAGCCCCCTGTATTAAAGTTAAGAGTATTGCCTAGCGCGTTCCAGCCAACATCATTAAAAGTGCTCTGAGCGCTATCACGCAAGAATTGAGCTTGCTCCTCTGATGTGCCAGCAGGAACAGAAATATTGCCAATATGTACATCAATCTTTGGGCCAGACATCGAAGATGATTGAGGGGATGATAGAGACTGATAACTTGGCAGCAAGGTGTTTGCGCTAGCTGAATCAGTGTTGTACTGAGCCATTCCAGAAATCATATCAGACCACATTCTAGGCACATCAAAAGCACCATTAGTCTGTTTATTCCCCCATGACGCCCACTGCCCTAAATCTTGAGTCAGCCAGCCAGCTTTCTCTTTTAACCACGGACCAAACTTAGTCGTACCGAGCTTATCCCCCCATTCCTTCACAGTATCCTGACTGGAATTGAAGAAGTCGGCCAAACTATTAAGGGTATTCAAAGCCCAGACAGCCATGTCTTTCATATCAGTCAAGGCTACCTTCAGTGAGTTAATAGCATCCGTATATTCTGTTACTGGACCTATCATGTCGCCTAGCAAAGACGGGCTACCACTCAGCCAACTATTAATATCCTCACCGACCAGAAAGAGCGCGGCTAACGCAGCAATAATTAAGAAGACTGGGCTAGTTAACGCAGTAAATGCAGCTGAGAGAAGATAAACAGAACCGACCAATCCAGCCGCACCTAACGCTACACCAAGTATCTTTACCGCGTTCTCAGCACCACCAAGCGCCTCAGTCACAACATCTAGAGAGTATTCAACCTTGTCAGCAAGCCATAGAAACTTACTCGCTATCCAAGAAATCGCGGTTGTACTGCGGTTCAACCGGTGAATAAACATATCCCACCGATTACCAATGATCTCCATAGCTTGATGGACTGTCATTGGCATTGAGTAAAATTCCTTTTTAACTTCCCCAGACATATTTCTTAGCGCGTTAACGATTTTATCTGCGCCTATTCCACCGCCATTACCTTGAGTGGCTTTCACCATTTCATTCAGTGTCATGCCTAATGACTTGGCCAGTCGTGATGCGAATGCATCCGAGTTTTGCATAATGATACGCATATCAGCCCACTGCAGCTTCCCCACTGCGATGGCCTGAGTTAACTGCATCATGACGCTGGTTGTTTGCTGAGTGTTTGCACCTGCCAGCTGCAATCCCATTGCCACTGAGTCAGTAACATTAAGCAGATCTTGTTCAGACTTGATTAACTCATGTGTCGCTGCACCAATTCCCGTGTAAGCCTCTGCATACGACTCGATATTTACACGGGCATCACTAGCATGCTTTGACAGGTTTTCGATGGCCTCTGCGCCACCGTTCGTTGAAGTGATCATCTGACCGAGACGAAACTCTAGTGATTGCATCTCATCAGCAACGTCAATGATGGATTTAAGACTAAACCCAGCAAGAGCGCCAGCAATAGCACCGCCTAGCCCTCTGAATCCCTCCGTAACCTTTTTGACCTTATCATCAACTTTATCAAGACTTCTGCCTGTGGCCTCGCTCCCTGTCAGCCCAAGCCGAATCAATAGCTCTCTTATAATCATCTACTTCTCCGGTGGCATGTTCAGATAATCGGTCATCTCTATCAGAGCGTTGAGTTTTAACAGGTCTTCGCATGTCACGGCTCCCGACTTAACCTCAGAAACCGTACACATGTTCCTTAAAATAGGCTTCCATACCCAAAGCTCATTCTCGACATCTTCCCTTAGCTTCCCTGACTCGCGCCTTTCGTTAGTGCTTGAACTCGGCTTGCCAGTTCTTCTGGGCTTAACCCAAACAGGGTGAGTACTTTCGTGAAAAAAGGGGTGAAGTTTAGCTTCATCACCTCCCAGCACAGCTCAAAGAAATCGAATAGCGTGTCTACTGTGAACACAAGGTTAATCGCGTTAGGGCTATCAATTTTCTTCTCATCGCTCACACTAATAACCGATGAGTCTCGTAGAATTGGGATGATCACCTCTTCCAGCGTATTTTCATCAATGCCGGCTAGCAACTGAATGGCATTTGCATCACCACCTGAAGCCAGACCTTTATCTAGAAGTGTCTTAAGTTTCACTAGATGTTTGGCGGCGGCGAAAGCATTCATCTTCGCTGCCTTAAACTCTTTATCGCCAATACGAAATGTGGTTAATTCCATTGCCATTAATCCCCAATAAAAAACCGCCCGTAGGCGGCCTGTTTAAACGTTGTTCCCGCCCAGCGAGAATTTAAGGTCTGCACACTCAAAGGTGTAAATGCGTTCGCCAACTTCATTGGTTGAGAAAGCCACATCACCAAGTTGGTATAGCCAAGCCTGACCTGCTGCAATAACGGTTCGACCAGAGAAGTCGGTCACCGAAACTGGGTAAACGGCCTTACCATCATCAGTCAGCGAGTCAAGATTCATCAGTGCTGAGATTTCATCGTTAGCAATTGAAGTTTGCATAAGATGTAATTCAATCTGACCGCGCTTATCAGTTACGCGCGCGCGCCCGACAGAACCATCCAATCCCGCTTTTGATTCATAGAAGTTTGCATTTTTACGAGCTGTGATAGAGTCACCATCACTAAACCCTGTAAGCAGTAGCGGCCCGATAGTGACAAACACTTCAGAGCCGTCATAAGTGCCAGTTAATTCAGCAGACATAATTAGCCCTCATAGCTGTAAGTCAGTGATCCGTTAATCTCAACCAGTTGAATTGCGCCAGCTAAAAGCGCCACGAACTCAATGTATAGAGTGCGTGTTGCTTTAATATCTGCTGACACATCAGCCGCATTTGGATAGGTGATTTTAAATCCTGGCACTGTATTTCCATCAGCATCCCGCTCATCAGGTGCAATACCGCCAGCCTGTTGCCCCTGAATAAGCGAACCGTTCAGGTTATTCACGATCAGCGCAATTCCGCCGTTGGTATAAGGGACTTTTTTCTGGCGTATCATCAGCGACGCCATATTCTTCTGAATGTTGTCTACCAACCAGTCACGGAAACGAACCACATCAATCCACTCACCAGAAGCAACCTTCCCTTTGTTAATTAGGAAGGTATTTTCCGCATATTTCTCATACGCGTTAGCATTCTTTTGGAATACATAGCTCTGTTCGGTATCGCTGAATTTACTTGGTGTGATTGCGGATAAAGTTTTTAGCGCCCATGTTTCTCCACCCGGAGCGATAGTAAAGCAACGCCCCATCCATGCCATTTCTGGATATTCTGTTGCTGCGGCCTTGTGAGCGATCAAGCTAGTGCGAAGATATTGCAGTTCTTGCAGTTGAGATGCGATGTCTGCATCACCAGAAGCCCAAATGCCAGCAGTGTCACTACAGGCGAAGAACAGCTTTGTTTGGGTCTCTGCCCATGCTGCCGCTGCACTGATGAGGTCATCTCCTCGCTCTACTAATGCAAACCCATACCAACCAGAATCATCTTGCTGGATAGCATTAAGATCAGCCGCCAATCCATCATCAGAGCCAGAGGATGAGATGCTCAAGTTAGTGACCGGCTTAATGACAGTAGCCGTGTCTGGCACCTTGATTGTCAAACTTAATCCATCAGCGCTAGCCGTTGCAGTAAACAGCGCAGCAATAACAGATTGCGCGGTAAGGGCTGTGTTCAGACCGGTATAAACATCCTCAGCGTCATCACCGCTAGCCGCGGTATAGGTGATATCAGTTCCGTTTACACTAAACGTAAAGATATTCCCTGCCACAATAGATGGAATGGTTACCTTTAGGTTTACTAACACAGCATTTCTGCGGCCAACCCATGCCTGATTTGGTCTTGGTGTTTGGCTAAAGACTGCAGAAAGCGCCTTAAGCGTTTGAGGATCTAAACCATCTTGTTGCGCTGCGTTATAGCTTGAATATTTGCGTACCCGCTCACTAAAAGCCGTTGTAGGCGATACTGCGAGCGGAATACCGAATGACGCCTTAGCGATACTCGCTGTATCCAGCGAAATAACCACATTGGCGATTTGGCTCAAATCTGCCATTTGATAACTCCGTATTGATTAGTCGGATGTGACGGCGATAGTGATGTGTGTTTCTATGCCGCCGATGTCGCCATTCGCATCAACGGTTTCAATAAGGCCAACGTCATCCAGATATTTGCCTGTATAACGAAATGTTAAATCTACGTTTGCCATAGCCTCTAAGTTTGCTGCATCGCGTAGGCCTGTCAGGTCATTAACCTGCGCATTGTTGCTAATAACGAAGCGTTCTTTACGCATGAGATAACGGCTTGTCGTCTTTCTGATGTTATTCACCAGATCGTCGCAATGCTCTCTAGCGCTGCCGCCGTAAACGTTCACCATCACCGTTCCCTCCCGAACGCCATGTGATGGCATAACGCCGCCATCATCAACCTCGCCATGCTCATCCCTTCCGACCGTAAGGCGTGTGGATACACGCAACGTGGCATAGGGAAGCGGTAAGCGTGAGTTATTCTGATTGGCGTAAGCAATGGGGATTGAAATTAACTGAGATAGAACACGGTAGGCGGCAGATTCAACAGCATCAGGAGCAAATTTTGATACCGTGGTTTCAGCCATCGCGCTTCCTTACTACATAATATTTGTAGTGTGGAATAATACCGTTTTGCCATGGTTCTCGATGCTTAACCTCGTAGTTAAATCCATCAATCACCACAATTGCGGGCTGGGCCATGTCGAAATCGTCTGTGATCTGCAACTTGGTATCGCTGTATAGCCTGCGATAATCAGTTAGCCTACGCCCAGCCTCTAAACTCTCAATCTCCTGCGTGTCTTTGATGCTTTGCACGCTGAAATTGGCTTGCGATTCCACCATTTCACCATCAACAATCACACCGTTAACCAGCGTAGAGGGAGCAGGGGTAATCACTTTGTAAGGTCTGCGGAATGGGTTACTCATTTCGATTTACCGTAAGGATGAATGGCGAAAGTAACTGAGTTAAGCATCACGCCTTTGTCTATCAGTGGCTTTGATGACCCTTTTAGTGAAACGGTCAGTGGAGCATTTGGATCCCACTCTCCATTAGTAATGCTTTTCTTGACTCCATTCACCATTTCTACACCTGCTGCATTTAGAAATTGCATGAACGTGGCCTTTCCGAGCAATACCTGAGTAATGCCATTCACTGAGAATTTCTCAAGTCGTGATACTGAATTGTCAAAATAGGTTCGCATGAATGGGCGTGATGGGATCTTTCTGGTTCCGAACTCATTCCATGTAGCGTAATCGGCAACAAGAACGCCGTCATTCACCTCCCCCTTCTGAATGCCCGTTACTACCTCTTTGCTTCCAGTCGCTTTAAGCTCTTGCTTGAGGTTATCCCAAAGCCTTTTGTTATCCGTTATCTTTACGGACACAAGCAACCTCCTACTATTCCTCTCGTCATAATAGAAAAACCAGCCCCCATGCGTTTACGGAGCAACTGGAGCAGGTTTCCATATGTGGTGCCACTAAGGTAGCTGGAATCGCTGGAAACATTGCCATAGGTGATAGACAAATCACCTTCTTTGCGTGACAAAACCTTACCAGATGAAGATGAGCCATCCTGAGAATATCCGCCCGGCGATGCCATGATGTGTGCTGCCATTAGTGCTAGTGCAACGTTATAGGCCTTTCCATATTCATCAACACACACATAAAACGTAGCAAAATCGATATACCCCTGAACCACTTCATCGGGAACAGCCGCAAATTCAGGCGCAAGCTTGCGGAAGATTTCCAGAGGCGTCAGGCCTTCAAATGCGGCGATGTTCATTACTTTTTATCCTTCTCTTTCTTATCCACGGCGGTAGCGGTTACTTCTTCGTCTTTTCCCGCAATACGTAGTTCACCTTTGGTGATTGATGCCTGAACGGTTTTGTTATCCTTCCATTTATCATCAATCTCTGCGGTTTGACCTGGTGCTAGTTTCTGTCCAGCGATGTAATAAAGACGTGCGGATGAGTTAGTGATCTTCATTATTAATCCTTAAAGAAAAGAGGCCGAAGCCTCTTAAATGCCTTTGATGAGGTGCAGCGTCAGCGGCAGGTAGACCTGTACGCCAGTAGCGCGGCTATGGCATGGGATTTTGATTGCCAAGTTATTAGCCTGTGGAGGTAATTGCTCGAACGGCTGCGGAATCTCCATAGAGGCGTTGTCAGCGTTACGCTCCATTACCAGTGCAGCTTTAGTACCTGCTCCATCAATGTCTTCCAATTCGTTTACACGGATCCACTGCATGCCCGGATATTGGGTATTGAAGTAGGTCATGTAAGACGTGTTGGTGTTAGGCATCGGCTTAGAAAGGATTTTGAATGCGCTAGGTGGAAGTGCGATCACGTTAGCGGCATGCAATCCTTTGGTGATGGTCTCGATAGCAGATACAGCATCTTCCAATTCACCGGACGCGATTTCACCAGTTGTCCACTTTGCTGATGTGGTTACTGGGATGTTTGGATGGTCAAGCACACCGACAATCTGATAGGCGTCATCACCGAAGAATGCCAACTCATTAACTTTAACGTCATGAGCTCGTCGGGCGGCGTTGGCCAGTCGAGTTGGCAGATTTTTGCCAGTTGCCTGTGATGCGCGGATTTCCATCAGGTCGTATTCGTAGAAGTTACCAAGGCTGAATACCTTGCCTGTTTCTTCGCGATAGTTAACGCCTACGTTTGGCAAATCATCCGAATAGTCGGCGATGATTCGCGCCATACCGGTTGCGTCCATTACACCGTAAGTGAATGTTTTGGCGTATGCAGGGATTTCAGAGGTCACAGGGAAAAGCGTGGTTGCTGTCAGAGCAGGGTATTCGACTTCGTAAACCTTAGATTTAACGTAGTCCAACTCACGAGCGAGGAAGATTGATTCACCTTCGTCAAGTCGCAGTCCATTAGCCGCTGCACTAAGCTGAATAGCTTGCAAGTCAGCTTCATCGTAATTCATCTGTTCCATTATCGTTCCTTATTCTGAGGCTGCTGGTTGTGTTGCTTGATTGCGGATCTGAACTTCAGCCAGATGGATGGTTTCACCAGCGCTATTTTTGTAGTTGGTGAATCGGCCTGTGAATTTCCAACCTAGCGCCAGAGAGCCACCAGTTGCCGCCACTTTCCCAGCATCAGCGCCAGAGGTAAGCACATTTACATCTGCCCCCATCGTTGGCGCTGCGGTCAAGGTGGTCACCGCCCAGATTCGCCCCCATGTCATTACGTTAACGGCATCGCCATTTTCGTACTGACCAGTAACGCAACCGTAGTGGCTGAATCGGCAGATACCCATCAGGTTTGCTGCGTCGCCTGCAGCTGACACCTGTTTAACTACACGCTTGTCATTTGCGACTGATACGCGGGCAACTACATATCCGGGCTTAATAGCGCCTTGTGCAGCATTACAACCATCGGTAATTTGATGAGTTGCATCTGAACGCATCCCCGGCATAGCGATCTGCATGTTGTTATCGTATGAGGTTTGTACGGCCATTATTTAGCCTCCTTTTTGCCATGAAGGCGATCGAGATACTTTTGGCGGGCTGCGGCAGAACCTTTCAGTTCAGATGCATCATTGCGGGTTTCCGCATTATCGCTGTTGACGATTTCACGCTGTTTAGCCATTGGAGCAGATTCAATAGCCATATCGAACGCGACGTTGATGTAGGTATCGTCTTTACCGTCTAGCTTGATGGATGGCTTAAGCTTGGCTACAACCGCCTTCTTGACGGAAATGTCATCCAGCCCATCGCACTTGATACCGTGCTTCTCTGCTTTAGCTTCCAGTTCGGCGCGAGCTTTAATAGTTACAGCCGCATCTTCTCGAGCCTGCTTCAGTTTCGTTTCAAACTCAGCTGCATCAGCCTTGAGGGTGTCACGCTCTGCGGTGATGGTTGAGATTGTGGTATTAGCCTCATCAAGCTTTGTCTGCTTGTCAGCGGCATCCTGTTTCAGCGCCAGATATGCAACAACCACTTCTGGGGCTGCTTCATATTCAAGGCCGCTGTCTAAGCGGATCTTCTGCATTGTTTTACCTTTTGGTTGGTTGTCGTCATCATCTAAGGCGATTTCTTCATCACCATCGAGATTCAGTGTTGCCACGTCTCCGGCGCGAGCCTTTGAGACAAGAGCCAAATGATTGATACGGATGTTTCTCTGCACGGCGTCATAACGCTGTCCATTCCATTCACCCGGTGTTTCATCGAGGTCTAAGCGGTAGCCAAGCGATAATTGCTTAGTCTTTCCGCTGGTCGCTGATGTAATGGCGTTTTCGTCATACACCATGATTGGCACAACAACGTTTTCACCATCCTGTCTGGCTGGTTCCAGCATGGTGCCGACCATATGCTTTTTGGCATTTTTTGAGTTGACTGCTCCGGGGTGACCGATAGTGATTGGTTTTCCTTTGAAGCTTGCCAGTGAGTCAGCGTTAAACACTTCCTCCGGTGGGCGAAACTCGCGACGTTCTGATCCGTCTGGATTGCGGTAAATCTGGATACCAACACGCCCCACTACAGGTGTGTCCTCAAGGTATCCGTCCTCATTTACAGACGCGCGGAGTTCTCCCACATCAAAGCGAGATACTGTCTTCATTGATTGCCTTATTTATTCGCCGATATCGAAAACCGAGCCAGACCAATCAGGTTCGGCATAACAGCGGCAGCGGATTGGCTGCCCGGGGTGTCCATCGGATGGTGGGCTTGACCACTTAAAGCGCTTCCCTTCCCGATCAACATGAATTTGCCTTTCACGATTATCGAGAACTCCACGCCAGATATAACCATCTATTCCAGCGTCTGCCTGTCTCTGCTTTGTTAGTGCAGAGTTGGCCTTACCTATCTGATCAACCGCGATAAGCTTTGCTCGCCTTTCAGTGACGCCGTAGCGCTCCTGAATCTGCTTTTTTATGGTGTCAGCACTGGAGCCGTTCATCACGCCACGTTGAATGATGCCTTCCATGTCTGATAGCTCATCAGTAGGAATAGATTTAATCAGGCGCGTGTTTTCCGATACCCATAGCTCTTGCATTTGGCGCAGCCAAGGCTCTGCTCTATAGGCGTCCACACCGAGTACCCCAGATGAAGTGGGTACGGTTGTTTGACCTGCGATAATGGCTTGTGATGTGGGTAGCTCTACCCCAGTGCCACCCTTTACGATTAAACGCCATTGCTTATCGTTGAACTGGCTGGTTAGTGAGAAGAAGGATGGAAGCCTTTCAATGACGGGTTGGAATATCCGGTTACCTGCATTGCGCAGATAAGCCAAAATAGCCGCCATATCGTCCTGCCACCCATCAAAACGGATGTCACCATATGATGAGTCGATTTCTTTGTTGAATTGCCGTGTAGCCTTTACCAATGCGTTTGTGTAGTCCCGCTCTACACCGTAAGGATGAAGCCATACTCTAGCCATCATTCATCTCCGGATAGACGTACCCACCGCGTTTTTTGAGGGTGGCAATACCTTCATCATTACTAACCCAGCCAAGTTGAGCGTAACGCTCGTCGGCCTGTGACCATTGATTGGCTGTTTCTGCTCGCTCTTTGTCGGTCGGCACAGACAGAGGGTTGAACTTGATAGTCCACGTTTTATCTGTCGTGAGGAAGGTAACGGCTTTCTCAATAGCTGGTCGTGCTTCATCTTTTTGCTTTCGGCCAACTAATTGCTTCCACGATTCAGGAACGGTGGTTTTGTCTGCGCCTTGCCCAGTTGGTGTCTTGGTAAAAAGTATTTGCTCATCAATACCAGTTAATGCAGAGATACGTAGTTGCTTTCGATCCTGAACATCAACTACACCAGATAAGTCGCCATTCAATAGCTCATACTTCTCAGTATTAGCATCAACGCCAATGGTATTCCCGTTACTGCGGGTCATATCCACCATGTTAAGACGTGCCTGAACAACGTCCCTACCTTCACCGTCTTTACACAGTTCAGCCAAATCAGCAGCAGACCATACGCCTTGCTGCTTTCTTTCCAGCAGACTTGTTGCATGGTTATGGCTCATACCGTAATCGGTCAGTGCATCGTAGATACCCTGTAAGCAGGATGCGCCCCATCCTTGGTTCTGGTGACGTATCTGGTTTGGCAACCGCTCACCGTCGAAGATGTGGCACCGGCTGGCGTGAACGTAGTACGGTGTGCCGGAGATAGGGTTAATCTGGTACTGGATGATTTCCCCGTAAGTCAGGCTTTCCGGATTTAGGTCGCGCAGGAAAGGCTGAACCTGATAGCGGTCATACACCCGAACGAACTCTAGGCTGCCCTCGCCAATCTCTGAAGTTAGATCACCACCATCATTTACGCCGAACAACATCAGCGATCCTCCATAGAGACGAGCCCATGCCACTGCATCAGTGAAATGCTGTGTCAGATTTAACTCATCCCACCGAGACATTATCTCCGGTTCGTTGTTGGCACCTTCAATGGTAAATCCGGCGCGAAACATCTCATCGGCAACCAAATCGACAATGCGACGACCCAGCCCATCGCCGAGATAGATATTGTCTAATGTCGTTCTGGTTAGCAGATGTGCGAAACGGATCCGGCTGTATGCCGATCTGTCACCACCAGTACCAATGTTCATGAACACATTTTGATAACTGTCAGTGCGTAATTGTTTATCAAGTTTCTTTTGCTGTCTGTTGCTACGTTTAGCCATTGCCTCACCTTAACCGGCAAGAGCTTTGAGCCTTGCCAGAGCATTAGAAGTTGGCGCAAAGGCCATGATCAAGGAGTCGGCCATGTTAGGCGACGGGATGCCGCGCTTTTTCATGTCCTTTTTGCTTTCAACTTTCACTCTGCCGTTATTGTCGTAATCAACACGTGGGCGCGAAAGTTCAGCCTTGAGGTATTCGAGGTTTTTGATATCGGATGAAAGGCTTATTAGTTGGTCATCAGGGAAGGTTTCACCATGTTCTATCGCTCTCCATGTATTGTAGAAGCGCTGTCTAACCATCCACCAAGCTTGTGCCTTTAGGTTGGAGAACATGTCTTTGTTTGTTTTACCTGGCATGTATTCGCTATCAGGCTCAAATACAGCAGCGGCGGCATTGAATCCCTCCACCTGACTTCTGGCAATGCGATTGAGTTGCGCCTTGACACCAGCGCCAACGCCGATTGAGTCGTAAATAACCTTGTCAGCACTGATGCTGTCTGCATACTGGTTTACTCGGTTGGCCGACTCGATTACATCGCCACGACTCCACTCCTGCACATCCTTAACAACTGAGCCGTGTGCCATTGTGATGGCGTTGCTGTCTTCGCCTTCATCTGCAACGTCAAAGCCGATTCTCTTGGCACCAGAAGCAGTGAATTTGAGTTTGATATGGGCATCCACAGCGGCAGCAATCCACGATGGCTTGATGATAGCAAGGTCGCTATCCGCTACTGGCTGCCCCTCCCAAATGTGCTGATAAAGATCGAAGTCTTTACGCTTGCACTCCTCCATCTCTAGGCGCAGAACATCAGGAAAGTGAGGATTATCATTCCAGTTAACCGTTAGCAGGCAAATGTCATCAGGTGGATTGATAACGAACCTTTGGTGCGTATCGTCCAAAATATTTTTCGGGTTGTAACTTACCCATATCTCGCTGCCGGGCTTTCGAATAGTGGGGATCAGTACATCCCAACTCTCTTTGGTTACTGCCTCAGCTTCCTCTACCCAGCAAATATCGATACCTTCCAGAGATTTCACTTTCGTGATGTTGTTCTTAATTCCGTAGAACATGAACAAGCTGTTGGTAGCAATATGCCTGATGTAGACCTTCTGAATCTCAAACTCGCTGTTATACCCTTCGCGCTCTATCGTATCTGCGATCAACTGAATAACTGAGTCGGCGATACTGGCCTGAAACTCACGAGCGCAGAGAAATCGATATGACCCTCTTCGCGCTATTTCAACCAAGAGCCTTGCAATTGACCACGACTTACCACTGCCGCGCCCCCCCTTAGCTACCTTGTAGCGGTGTGGCTTGATAAACGGCTTGAATACTGGATTAAGCGTCGTCATCTTCAAAAAGCTCCGATAGTGGTTTTGTCGCAGTAATGGTTAACTTCGACTCTTTTGGCGGCTCCCATCCCTGCAAATCTGCCAGTTGCTTTATTGCTGCCTTTGGGTCGTGGAGCTTTATCGATATTCCACGTTTCCCAGCAGTCAGCTCAGATATAGCAGATAAGGCACCTGCGCTTTGTAGGGCTGAATTCTTGAACCGCCATCCGGCCTGAATAATCGGATTGCCATTATCGTCTGTGCCGCACTCTGCTTCGCTAAACTCGACCATCTCATGCAGTGATGACCTTGCCATCAAAGTAAGGCGCTCAAGAGCCTCCTGACGCGACATAACGGCATCAGAGATAGCTTCTTTGTTCATCTCGTCAATGAAAGCTTTCACCTTAGGATTGGTTAGGATTTCGCTAGCGCAAGCACTGGCCGTCTCATCCTTTTTTGCCTTACCACCCGCTTGTTTATATGCATCTATTTGGCTAAGCCCCTTAACGATGCCTAACGCAAACTTCTGCTGTAATTTGGTCAGATCATCGAATAGGGCTTTCTGGTGTTCAGTTAGCTCCATGTCGATTCCTTTTTGATTGTCATTAAACATGGCTCTCGTAAGAACCATCTGTAATGTAAGCCGTCTGTTCCTACTATTGATTTAACTCATCAGCGGGTTAGCCAATGTTTGTCTAGTGCGCTATTTAATGCTTCGACATTCACTTCGAATTCTCTTGGCGAGTACATCACTAAAAGTGAATAACTAACTAACTTCGCTCTATTGATTGCAGCCTGATAGATTGAATCTTGGGATAATTCTGGATTGCTATAGGTCGCCACAGTAGCAATATCTTCGTCTATTTTTTTAAGAAGCCAATCAAGTGCCTTATCCTGAAACATGGTTGGTACAAATACCGAAAATTCGCTTTTATCTTCCATTTTCGTATCCTGTTGGTAATTTTGAATAGAGCCGTCTGTTCCGGCTGTCAGTGACATTTCATCCGCCATCGCAGTCACCGCGAACCATGAGGGGCAAACCGTACAAAACCCCGGCGTTATCCCTTACATCTTATTCCGCGCACTCGTCCCGAGGAGAACCAGTATTACTGGAGGGAGTCTTCGTTAAACGCGAGAGATGTGTTTACGTGAAGAGGGATGGACTAACACGACCACTGAGTGGTAAATGAATTTGATTCGCCAGACTCGCGCAGCCTATCGGATGTGCTAACTGACTTACGGCTTACCCGTCAGCAAGAAAGTGATCACCTCCTATGGGGTTACACAATCTTTTTCCTTGTCGGGGGAATTGGTAAGAGCCGTTGTGAAATAGGCTCTCAATGCTTTAGATGTGAGCAAATTTGCGCATATTTCACAGGTGCTAACGCTTGGGATTTTTGTCTGCTAGCGTCAGTAAAACATCGAGAAGGATTTCCGCCTTCTCGACATTCGATACGCCTAGAGATATCCGTCCGCAATTCAAATACTGGAACCCATCCTTAAGGTAGCGGCGAATCGTTTCTAATTGCTGTTTTTCATTTTTAGTCATGATTCATTCGTTAAAGATTAGCTTGGGCTGGGTTAGTGATAAGATCTGCTCGAACTCAATGGCGAGAAGTTTTTTCTCTCGCTTTCTAGCGTTCATCATCTTGCTTCCAATTCTTGCCTTAACCTCAGACTTAGCAACTTTCAGTGCATGTCGATGTTGAGCTTGTTCGCCCATATCATTCCAGCGGCATATTTGATCTGCCATCCAGTTGAATGCCTGAATATATCTAACCTTGATTAGAGTTGCCGCTGAGCCAGTAAAGCCCATGACAACCAGCATATATCCGTCTTTAGTTAGCTTGAACATTGGCTGAGTTTCGCCATTTTTATCAATGAAATCAGCCTCCTCAAAATTGAGTTGGCCGAATTCATCAGGACACTCATCACGAACCTGCCTTATTTTCCTCAGCACGTTATCGTGACGTTTACCGAAGTAGGCCGCTATCTTTTGGCTTGTGGTAAACGCCTGACCTTGAATGGCCATCACCATTTTTGAGAAATCAAATTCCTGTATCACTAATTCCTGTTTCATATCGCTATTACCTTTTGGTGATAGAGCCTGTTCTCCAGATGTAGGCAGCCCAAGAGCGGTCAGCGATAACCACTGCCCTATCTCAAGCTCTACCCCGAAAGGCTCTTGGTTTTTTATTGCGCGGAGAAAGCGCGGTGAAATGCAGATGTAAAAAAGCCCCAGCGATTGCTGAGGCCAGTCGTCTATTTATTACCCCTCACTATAGGGAGCTGAATGTGCACCCTTATATACACACACCGAATTAATCAGGTGTGTGACTTATTAACTTGATAAGGAGATATCTATGCCTATTACGTACAAATTAGCCTTAGCCTATGCACAGGTCATTCTGGTTTTGTGCAAAATCGCGTACCACCTTGTGCAGTACAAGTTCCCTCTAAACTAATCAGCGCTCGCCCTTCCTCTGCCTTCCTAATATCTTCTTTGTCTATGTTGCACTGCTCTAATGCTGAATAAAGTCGGGCATTTAGCAGAAGGCTATCTGACCATGACATTGAGTTCGGTACTTTTGGTTTCGGTGTTTCAGCAGTCAGATTAGAAGGTAGCGTGATTATCGGAGCTTGAACGTATACCGTCCGCGTACTCCCGCAGCCGCTTAACTGCATCAGTAGGAATAAGCCGATTAGCGCAATCATCATTCGCAACAGCAGCTTTGATGTCATTCTCGGCTCTCTGTGACTCCAGTGCGTCCTGAGCTTTTGCATTCTTGTTAGCCTCGGAGATTTGGTTGAATAGAGTGACAGTTGTCAGGACGTTTTTAGTGATGGCCTCTGCGCTTTTCTGGCTGGCATCCAGATCGCTAACTTTCTCGTTCAGCTTTCCGTTGTTGTGCCAGAGGACACCAATCCCTACAGCAAGCAATACCAGCAATGTCAGCAATACAGTGGTTAACTTGCTCATCTCTGACTCCAGGTGCAAACCTCATATTCAACGTCGCGCCGATTCATCAAACCTTTCCACTTCTTGCCACCGGCATACACCCATCGTTTTAGCTCATCACATGCTCCGGAATAATCACCGGCATTGAGCTTTTTAAGCATTGTGGACTTGATAAAGGCGGTGGCCCCAACGTTGTAGGAAAATGAGTAGATGGCGGCGAGCTGCGTTTCGGTAGTCTTAACTTTGATGCTCGGGTTGACCTGCTTTGCAATCTGCTCCAAGTCAGCTTTAGTCAGCGCATCACACTCCGCATCTGAATATCGCTTGTTGAGTATGATGTCTTTTCCGGTATGTCCATCGCAGACTGTAATGATTCCGACTACATCTTTGTAGGGAACGTACTCTCGCCCCTCTAATCCACCGTTACCGCTTAGCATTACCGTTGCGATTGCAATGGCCCCGCCACCGATAGCCGCGGATATTCGCGCACGAAGTGATGAGTTCATGTCAGATCTCCTTCGGCGCTTTCTGACCTAAATCAGCTAACACTTGTGCTGTTGCCGATGGATTGTTTGTATTGGTCTTCGTCAGTATGTCTTGCAGTATCTGCGTGCGTCTCATCTGCTCTCGCCGATTAAGACGATATGTCAGGATGCCAAGTGCGATACTGAAGGCAACACCGATAATGAAGCCCCAATCCTGCAATGACAGACTGGCAAAGAACGCTGCTAGACCTGCGCTACTGTACGAGGCGTTTGAGTAACGGTCGTCCATTCGCATAGTCTCTCACCTCCCCGTAGGGCTGGTGCTGTGTGTTTGTGTAGGGAATAGCGTCACCCGTATCCATGCCAGACAAGGAATGTGTGAGTGCGGTTGGTTGGTTTTTGATGACGCTAAATGCAAGAAAGCCCCGAGCTATTAACTCAGGGCTTCGTGGATTGATACTTATCTTTGGGCTAGTTAGAGAACTTGAAACTCTAACCGCTTACCGAGTACCCGCATGGCCTTTTGAACCGCATCGATTTTAGTCGCATGCTTCAGATCGAATAGCCGAGTGATCTCTTGTTTCTTCACGCCCATGCGATTAGCAAGCTCGGTTTGAGTCATACTGGAATCAATAAAAGCATTAAGCATAAGCACTTTTGAGGCCACACTTAGCGGCACATCAACAAACTCGCCGGTTACTTCACTGGGTAGCGGTACTTTTCGGTTATCTTCAAAATAGAACTCAAACGCTGTAACTAAAGCATCGAGCGCCATTGATAACGCGTCTTCGCGGCTATCGCCCTGCGTGAGTGCCTCCGGTATATCTGGGAAGCTTACGAAGAATCCGCCGCTGTCTGGCTCTAGATTTACGGGATATCGCATATTGTTATGATGAAGTCTGCAAGTACCAGCCCCGAAAGGGGCTGGTTTTTTTACAATCCTAACTGCTTAATGATTGCTTTTCTTAGCGGCTCTTTTATCTCAGAGCTGGGATGCCTTGGCATTACACTTCGCTTCCCGTTTAGTCTTAGCTTCAAGTGATTCGTACCATTTGAAACCTCAACCCCCTGAGCTTCGAGCCATCTTCGAAACTCGCTTTGCTTCACCACTCCTCCATTCTGTTGAACATGTTATTATAGTAATCATTTATGCTTACCATGTCAACACTTTTGTTTACCACGTATCTGAGAAGAGGATCGAATTGATACCGACCTTCCAGCCGGTTAGGTGGGGATGGCAGTCAATGAAACGAACTTGCCCACTGTGCGATTGTTTTTCTGGCGTCGCACCGGTTATCCAGAATGCAAAAAGCCCGAGGGATTAGCTCGGGCTTAATGGTCTTTCGAAAGGATTGCTCAAAGCGGATGAGCAACTCAATAATATTATTTATGTATCACGAGCTCTACTTAACTTTGAGTTAAGGAGTGAGCACACCAAACGCAGAGGGATGTGCTGAAAAGCAAAAAGGCCAGCAATTAAGCCAGCCTTTTCTTTGTTACTGCGCTCTTTCGCTTTTGCTCCCGAGCATGCACTAAAATATACACTTTCATTTCCCAAAATCAAGAGAAATAGAAAATATTTTTATTCATGCGGCATTTTTAAGTATTTCCTTCTCCATTGCATGCTTCATTGCATAGTACATTTCCTCTTCCAGTATCTCTTCACACCAGATAACCCGCTTTCGGCAAAATTGAACATCTGCACCGGTGATGTATGAAATCATCCGTGCAATGTCTTGCGGGCATTTGCGGTAGCAATATCGTTTAATAGCTACATCGCGAATCGGGCTTCCACGCTTGATTGCTTTCTTCATAACTGACTCAACAAAAGCGGCATCATCTGATTCTTTGGCGAGAGCGATGATGTTGCGTGCTGAGGCTGCTGGTATCACAATTTCACGGGACTTCTTGAACAACTCTTCACCTCTGTAACCCTGCTTGTGAAGACTGTTCACCACTTCAACTATCCGCTCAGACTGTGTTTCGCTCCACTCGGAACGAACCATCAAGCGCCCAATTACGTTAACGCAGCCAGAAGGTGCTTCATCACCTCCGAGGTAATGACCCCAAAGCGATAACATATAGCGTGTCCATACTCGCTGTGATGGAGTGACGGTCTTCTTCCCTCGGCACCAGAGTCTCCGTAAATCTGCCTGTCTGAATACCATGGGCAGTGTGTATATCGCGTCTACTGGTTTCATGCCGCCCTCTCATTTGTATGAACTACGCCGCAACTATCATGCCGTGTCGAATACATGATGTGCACTCCTGGCATCACGCTATCAGTGACAAACATGTAACCGTGTTTGGCTTGGATGATGTGGTGATCGTGATTTGTTTGGTCTTTCAACCATCTGGCTTCTTCGATTGCTGCCTGTATATCGTTGAACATCTATGCAGCCTCCAAGTATCTCTTTCGCATTTTTTCGTAATGACGAGCCCGCCGCGTGAAGATGGCCTTCACTCGTTTCAGGTATTCGATATCGAATCTTCTTGTTGAATTGTCGTGCTCTAGACGCTCTACGCGCTCTATGCCGATTTTCTCGATGAGGTTAATGCGGTAGGGAATGATGTTTCCTGATAGCTCCCTGTTGCATCTCACGCATCCTGCGTGGATGTTGAAAACATTAAATCTTAAATGCCTTGCCGAACCTCTTGACCGATAGTGACTCGCGTCTACTGCCCCGCCTCGTACCCCATAGTTAAGTGGCTTTCCACAGGCTATGCATGGCTTCCCATAATCTCGCCAGAAGATGAACCGGTTAACTGCTGATTGGGCTTCTTTATTCCAGTCTGATGCCGTTTTTAGTTTCTCTTTGCGCTTACGTATTTCGGCGCGCGATAACTTGGCTTGCTTGCGCTGTTCGCGTTCGTCTTTGATCTTATTTTGACGCCGGACAAATTCGAGAGAACAAGATGGTGAGAAGCAGGTTTTTTGAATGGTGTTGCGAGGGATGAATTCTTTGTCACATATCGGGCATTTCTTTAGCTTCGGCTTTTTAGCCTTGAGCAATTGGCACCTCCGGCGTTACCGCTGCGATAAAGCAGATGAAAAGCACGATGGCGAAAATGATGGCCTTTACCGTTGCGGGATTAATCATCGGTGTTGATACGTATGCTACCTGCTCTTTCTTGGGATACTTATGCTTGTGTTTATACTTGCTTCTGCTCCTAGCCATGTCTATCTCCAGATTTTGGATGTCTGTATTTTTGAATTAGGTAGGTAATTTGATTCAGGGAGAAGTGCTTGAACGAACCAGTGACGATTGTCTGCTAATAGTGATTTAGTGGCCTTCACTCCGTTGTTTTTGTATCTATCGAGTAGTTGATTAGCTTCTTCTGTGGTCATGGGTTCGTGTGTAAACCACGTTCGCTTCATCTGTACCTCATATTTCAAATGCCATCTGAACACTAAACCGATCTTTCTCGGGGCAATAATTTAGAGAGGATGCGGAGTTAAAAGCCTCTATTCGCTCAACAAGGACTGCTGCACGTGTTTCTTTGGATGCAGGGGCATAAGCGCTTTTGTTCCACGCTTTATCTATTCCAATATTTCTTGCAACATTAGTGCTATCAGCTGATGAAAGTGGGATGTGTTGAAAGATGGTTTTGTTGAGCATTCGCAAGCCATGCAACTTACAAATTGGATAACCGTTTTCATCAACAACATTCTTGAGTAAATCACGTAGTTTCATTACACATTTCCGTGGTTTCTTTGCGTCATACTCCCCCATACTTCCGATTGCGACTCTTGGGTATTCGTGACAAAGGCGGATAAACCGCTCGTCAGGCTCATTCATGTGCCAGACAGGAACACCGACCACCTTTCCGTGTGGCCACTGTTCAATTAGTGCATCGTTCTCTTCTGCTGAACCTCCGATCACATCGGGGATAACGGCAAACGAAAAGCGAGGATGATTCATCCACCGCGCAACGAATTCGTAATAGTCATCCCATGTTTCGCGGGATGTTTTCGATTTATCCCAAAAAGTGAATGCGCCGTTATCTAGCGCAAATGACTGAGTTATCTCGCTGGCAAGTTTGAGTTGCCCCGGATTTGCAAAGCTAATAAACGCATGACGCCCCTTCCATGCTTTGAGTGCGCAGGTGTCAGGCGTAATTGGTCCACCGTGATAATGAATCATGATATATCCTATGCGGCCTCCGGTGGCTCGGGTTCGGCAGCTCGATCGGACTTGTTCTTGTAGTAGACAGCCCAACTCAGTGCATCCAGTTTCTTTCTTCCCGCTGCGTCGTAGATATAAATCCCATTCCTGCACTCATGGTTCTCTTTCACATCTGCTTCAAGTCTTTCTAATTCTTCGTATGTGAGTGTGGCTAGCTTGTGCCTGTCCCATCCGAAGTTACGAGGTAGTTTGTCGCTCATGGGTATTCTCCATAGCTATATGCCCGATATGGGAATCCCCATAACGGAATTGTTTCAATTGGTTAGAAGAAGCTCTGTAGTTGGTTGAGGATATTTTCGTCTCTCGTTCCGGCGAAAATATGTTTGATGGCTGCGTTAATCATCGCGTTGTAGCAACTTTCGAACTCGTCCGCTTTCATATTCGCGTATGCCAAGCTCTTAGCCTCAGTTCGTATTTCACTATTTAGTCGCACCGTCTGCTCGTAAAAACCTGCAAGTATCGTTAGGTCTTTGCGGAACCGGTCAAACTGGCT